CCTGACTCATTTCTACGTACCTGATATCACCGAGGCTTATGAAGAAGTAAACTATCTACAAAATGAAGTTGCCTTTGGTGTCATTATTAGACCTGACTTTGAAACAAACATTCTCTTTCATCTACTTGTAGGAATAGGAATTTACGGTTTACTCTTCACAGCTATACGCCTTTTCAAGAAGTTCAAATCCTCAAAGGTAGGCTAAAACGTTATCCCTTTCTCTTTTACCCACTCCTCGTATGAGCGCGCCGGCGTGTAGCCACGCTCTGCCCTACCGATACGATAAGAGCGCTCTCGCTCTAATCGCTCCAGCACTTTCGACTTGATCACTGGCCGCCAGTACGAGCGACAATTCGGATGATTGGGGATGCGCTCCCCTTCGCGCCCCGGGTTATCCGGCGTGTCGTAATCGAGTGGGTACCGTTTCCCGTCTGCTTTTCTACACTGGGATGAGGTCCTTTTGTCCAACGTTGCGCAAAACTCTTTCTCGCCGATGATGTCCGCGTTTGCCTGGTAAGCCGTCGTCTGCCCTTGCGCTGCCGCTCGGTTCAGTTCCGTACGTGCCAGCCGCAGAGCACTGGACCAGCTCTCGGATGTGCGCAGTGTGATCTCTTTCGCTGTTCTGGACACTCCCCAGCCCTGTACGGCAGCCTGCGTAATCACGTCTTCCATCGCAGCAGCCAGCAGGTCCGTGCGCATTCGAATCCGTTTGGAAAAATGCCGGCCTTCCCACGGCCTTTCGACGGCCGCCAGAATCATCCCCGGATTGATTTGGGGAATGGTGACACCGACTTGAAAGTCTTGCTCAATAAAATACAGGTGATGGAGAATGCTTCGCTTATATTCGTCTCCCCACGCCTGCCGCAACTCTTGCTCTTCTTCCTGCCCAAGTTCTTTCAAAATGGTGCGGATGCTCCCCAAGATCAAATCAAGCCGAGAAGCATTGTAGATCAGCGAAACCAGCTCTTCGCCGCTTTCGGCAAAGCGTGCGTACAGATCGTTGATCTCGGCGAGAATGCGGGCATTTGACCGGTTGAAAAGCCCGCGGAGTTTCTTTCCATGTTTCATGATCCGCTGTTCCAGTTCTTCTTGGTAGCGCTCTTCTCGGCTCATGCGGCATCACCCGGCGGATCGCTTCCGCCCTCTTCAACCTGCTTGTCCTCTTCGGCCGTTTCAATCGCGTATGGGTCAAGCAACGCCATTCTGCGCTGCACCTCTTCGTCCTGTTCAGCCAACAGCTTATCGCGGGAGGCTTTCGGGTCATCAACGAATGGCAGCAGTGCCAAGCGTTCCTCATGCGACAACTGGCCAACGAGCTTGGTGACAATATCGACCATTTCGACCAGATTGACCGGCATGTTTTTGCTGAACTTAATATCTACGGCTTGATAATCCCACTGCTTGCGGTACTTCGCGTTGAGCATGCCTGTCAGGATACGGATACGGTTTCGTAGCCCGCGCCCGTAGTTTCGCATCTTGATGCCGGCCTTGATGTCGGCGTGGTAGAAAATGATCTTGAGCGCGATTCCGGATGGCGCCGTCCCCACCTGGTCAGGTCGAAGATGAGGCGTTCCCGATTGATCCAGAAGCGATTCAATCAGGCGGTTGATGGTGTTTTCCTCGTGCTGGTCTTGTAGGTCCCATGTAACGGGAACTGCCTTTTTCCCGACGAGAATCTGCGAAGTAGACCACTGCTTAGCGAGATACTGCTTTTTCTTCTCCACATCCGTGATCAGGTTGCCTTCCTGGTCATAGAGCAATAGCTCGTCCAGGTCCAAGTCTTCAAAAATGACCTTCGGGTTTTTGAAATACTCCTGGACGTCGACCTTGCCACTTACGGCCTTATTGATGGCGTCCATGAGGTGCTTTAAATCACCGAGATCGCCCATCCCCTCGATCATGCCGTCGTCCCGATACTGCTGGTGTTTCCGGCGCCGATTCACGAAGTGCGTCCAGGGAACGACAGGTTTCTGCTGCAGTTTCCCGTCCTGGTCCTTCATCAGAACGGTGACGTTATGAGCGACGGGATTTTGCTCCCTACTCGTATCCAAGACAAGGCCTTCCCCTTCTTGCCGGAGATAGGTGATCTCGTTTTCGTCGTACACCTCGACGATAAGCTTCTTCTGGTTCCGGTCGACGTCAGTCAGGTAGTAGTACCGAATGACCGCGATCAGCTTGGCCTTTACCGTGGTGTCGTACACCGCGATGCATTCGTCAGCCGTAAACTCTGCCATGCAAATCTGGCCGTCTTCGTCAAAGTAGTAATACTCGAACACCTCGCCGTCGATTGATCCGTCCTCCACAATGTCGTAGGTCAGGCTCTCCTCGTCGTTGTCGACCAAGACTGCCTGCAACTTCTTAATGTATTCGTCAATCTCTTCCCCGTCTTCGTTGGCCGAGTAGCGGATCGGGTTACTGACGATGTACGACGTCCCAAAATCGATGATTTTCCGAGCGAAGTTGAGGACGATCTTGTTGTTGGGTTTTCCCTTCTCCTCTGGCTTTCGCAGGATGTCCTGATCGCCGTCGACGTAGCGCCGCATGACGGTATAGTCACGGGTTTGATGCTTCTTGATCAGGTCCATCACCCAGCGCCAGGAGTTCAGTTCCTTGTTCTGCTGATAAAACTCCTCCAGCAGCATGGTCTGCACTTTTTTTCACCCCCTTTTTCGGGTCCCGATAACATGTATTATGTGAACTTGCCTTCAAATCCCGAATTTCAGCCAAATTTGGCCGTTTTCGGCGATTATGCCTTTTTGCCATGGGTCAAAATGTCCACCACCGGGAGACAAAACGACATTTTCGGGTCAAAAACACGATCTCCCGTTTTCTCCGGATTTCTCCGTTTTTCTTAGGCTGCTTTGTCAGCGATTTTCCACGGGATGACCTTAAACCGCGCGATCAACAGTTGATGGAAGGTCTTGCTGTTCCACACCAAATAACGCAGAGCGTCCATCGCGTGATCGTTTTCCTTGAGCGGAATCTCTGCTTTGTCGCCGGCAGCGTCTTCCGGGTACCGGTAGTTTGTCAGCTCTTGGATCACGTCTTTCAAGTGGTCGCTAATAAAAATGTTCGGCCGCCCATTGTCGGACTTGACCGTGAACAGCGTTGATACGGCGCGAATCCCCTGTTTCAGATGCTTCTTGGCCGGCCTGGCCGGCAACCCGTTCGTCTGATACGTCTTGATGTTGCTCGGGTCCTCTTCATCGCACCAAAACAACCTGATCTTCCACTTCTTCATCAGTTCCTTGTCCTGGGCCACCCAGCAGTTCGGGTCCCCTGGAATAAGAATCTCCATTTGCGGCTTGTAGATCGCGTCCACGATCCACAGTTCTCCGTTTGATGTCATGGCGCCAACCAGGGTGACGCCGGGATTGGTGAAGCCCCAGTCCTTTCCCGCCTCCACATGGACGAAATGACCGTCGCGGAACTTTTGCTCGCACAGCTCGCGCGGCACCACGTGAATGGAACGGTCAAACTCCTCGTAAACCTGCCCGAAAAACACATCGAACCGGGCGAAAATCTCCCGGTCGACGTATCGCTTGGGCATCGTCTCAATCATACGCTGAATGTTCTTTTGCAACTCCGGCAACGGATTGTCTTTGCTGGTCCAGTAGAAATTCCGCCATTCAGGATCGTTGCGATACTCGTCAGGTTGACCGCCTGCTGGCGTATGTTGGCCGTTGAGAACGATGTCGTGGTAGAACCAGTTCATGCCCTCTGGAGTGGTCGTCCAAATCGACCAACCACCTTTATCAGCAAGCGCGTAGGACAGGTATCCGGTCCATGTTTCCGGCTTCATCTTGGAAGCCTCATCAAGCCATACGCCATCCAATCCTTTACCGACGAGGGTCTTGGGCCGGTCTGCCGATTTGAATTGAATCAGGATGTAACCCTTCAGCCAGATTCGGTTCTTGGAAGCATCCCAGTTTTCAATCATTTCCTCGGGGATGACAGCGGCCAGCTCCTCCTGTTGGATTTCGGACATGGAATAGGTTGGCGACACGCACCAGTATTCCAACCGCGGCTTTGGCTTCTTCATGACCTTGAGATTTCGCGGTGGCTTATAAGGCAGCCCCTTCCCCGCCTCAATATCGGCCAGGATGTTGTCAAAAAACTTCCGGGCGCCCACATTGGTTTTGCCTCCGCGTCGGCCGCAGTTCATGACCACGTTCCGGACCGAGCATTCCATGACCTCAATTTGTTTCGCGTGAGGTGTCCAATCCGCGAAAGGGTCAACCATCAGACTTGTCACGCGACCACCTCCGAACGATGATCTCTTTCTCGGGACCACCGCCACTATTGAGCAACTGCGCCTTGAGGTGAATGGCTTTCAGCTTTTTGTCCTGTACTCTCGTCAGGGCTTCTTCCAGCGCAAGAATGTCCTCAATGGCCCGGTATTCGGTCTCCTCGATCTCGGTGGTGACCAGCTCGTCCCGGGTGCGAATGAACGTCTTCGTTTCCCCGGACTTCTCATCATGAACCTGGACCGGCTCCTTTATCGTTTTTCTCTCCTGTAGGACACGCCGCTGCTTTTCGGTTAACCCTTCCGTCAGCCTCCGAATCCGCAGCATCATTTCACGCTCACGCCAGGCGAGCAAGCGGATTTCGTCGTCGGCCTGCTGGATGGGATCCAGGTCGATCCGCTCAAGCATCTCCGCCTGATCAGGTGTCAGGGCATCCATCCAGAGTGATTGGTACTCGCCGGTCTTGACGGCGTTGGTGTTGCGTTTCATCTTCTCCGGGGGAGCACCACCACCAGCACCGTGGTAGTGGCATACGTCGTACCCTGGCTTGGCCCAGTTCTTACACTGTTCGCCGGTTTGCTTGCTCCTTGCTTTGCATCGCTTTTTCTCAGGATTCCGTGCCATCTACATGACCACCACCTCACCAGTCCATGGGGTTTGTTTTAGATTTCGTCCTTCTGCAATTCAATGTCCAACTCTATCAGCTTCTTCAGGTCATCGACCGTTTTAATCTCGATATGACCCGATTGAAAATCTTTCACCCATTTTGCAATAGCAGCCTGAACGACCTTTCGATACTTGGTCTTGGATTCCAGAATACCCTCGATCACTTCGACTTCATGCTGCAGCAGAAGGTCCTCAGCATCATGATGAGAACGTTTGTTTCTATTTTTCATTGAGACACCCTCGGCTTTCCGGTAAAATGGAAAACGAGATAGCGGCTGTGGGAAAATCCGAGCGCTCGGTTGCCCGCTATCTCAGCCGGGGGTGTCCCGGGTGCATAGGGGGACGTTGCAGCGTCCTCCTTTTGCTATTTATGCGGCTTCTTGCTGTCTGCTGACAAGCACCGGTTCGATTCCGGTCGCCTCATAGAAGCGCCGCTTAATGACGTCGCAGAATTTCGGATCCAGCTCCATGGTCCTGCAGATACGTCCCATCTGCTCGCAAGTCATGAGGGTGGATCCGCTGCCACCGAACAGATCAACGACGACGTCGCCCTTTTGGCTGCTGTTCCCGATCGGTATGGCCAACAGATCAAGCGGCTTCTGTGTCGGATGAACGTACTTGCTTACGTCGCCGCGGGATACCTCCCACACCGTTTCCGGCTCCCGTTGTTCCCCAGGTAGTCCGGCCCGCCATACCGTCGTCTGCTTCCGATCCCCGTACCATGCAGGTGCCTTCCCTTTCAGATGAGCGTAGAACACCGGCTCGTGTTTGAATTTGTACTGTGCAAAACCGAAGCTGGCCGCGTTCTTTACCCAAATGCACTGAGTGCGAACGACAATGCCAGCTTTATTCATGGCGTTCTCAAATTCTCGCTGGTAGAGGGAAGGATGAAAAACGTAGATGGCCGCTTTCGGGTCCATGATGGCCGAGTAGTTGGCAAACACGGCGTCCAGGAAAGCGACGAACTGTTCCAGCGGCATGTCGTCATTGAGGATGCTCTCCCGCCCATCCGCGGCCAACTCCGCCGAGTCACTTTCAAACGCGACATTGTAAGGTGGGTCAGTCACGACCAGCGCGGCCTGCTGCCCGTCCATCAGCCGCTGTACATCCTGCTTGTTTGTAGAGTCGCCACACATGAGAACATGCCTGCCAAGCCGCCAAATGTCCCCGTACCTGGTCACCGGTTCCTTGATTTCGTCCAGCGCCTTCTCGACGTCGAATCCATCATCCTGGACTGGTTCCTCCACTTCGATGTTCTGGTACTCAGAAAGCAGCTCTGTGACTTCCTCTTGGTCGAAACCGGTAAGCGTGACATCCAGCTCGCTCTCCTGCAGCTCAGCCAGCACCTGCGCCAGCTTCCCCTCGTCCCAATCGCCTCTGATTTTGTTCAGGGCGAGATTGAGAGCCTTCTCCCTGGTCTCGTCCAGGTCAACTACCGAAACCTCTACCTCTGTGGCTCCCTGCTCATTGACGAGGATTTTGTACCGCTGATGACCGCCTACGAGGTTCCCGGTCCGTTCGTTCCATACGAGTGGTTCGACGTAGCCAAAGTCCTCGATCGACCGTTTCAGCTTTTCGTATTCGGGATCTCCCGGCTGCAGGTCTACTTTCGGATGGTAGGGCGCCGGGTTGATCATCGAAACGGGGATTTTTCGTATTTTCATGCTGTTTCCTCCCCTCCGTGGCGATAGATATAAGAATAAAGAATATTGCCAGCCACAAAACGGCTGAATCCCTTGTCCCGCAAGGCTTGAAGGCTATTTTTTGAGCGCTACGAGCGTATCACTTTTTACCCCAAAAAGTATACGTTTCGTATCACTGCTAAAAACGGGGTTGAGCCTTAGAGCCACAAGGTTTCGCGGCCTCTTGGCTTCTGGCAACCCCCTATTCAGAATTCGGGTCTTCGCCAGCTTCTGTGATCTCCTGCCTGAACAACTGCAGCAGGCTGGTTTCCGCCTCCTTCCCATTGAGGGAATACAGCGGGTTGATTGCCAACGCCGTCCTACCGGCAATGTCGGTCCACCGGAGAATTCGCTGTTCGACGAATGTCCTGACGATCTTCCTCGCCTGGGAATATGAGCAGTCAGCGATCCGGGCCAGCTCCTTGATTGTGAGCGGGACGCCTTTCTGGCCGCGCTCATTGTCCCCCAGCAGGAGATTGGTTCCCTCGCTGGCATATGGCGCGATCTTCAACAAAAAACCAGCCTCGGCGAGCGACAGCTTTCTGAGCCGTCTCTTTGCCTTCTGGCTGGCTTTGATCTTCACGAATTTTGCACTGCGGCCTGCTGGCCGAAAGACCTTAACGATCTCGTCCGGGCGCCGGAGAATTTGCTCCTCGTAGAATACCTCCCCCGTGTCCGGGTCGACGAATTGGCGCACTACACGTCATCCACCTCCATGAAAAAAAGCACCGCGTGGGTGCTATTCGAGATACAGCTTATATCTCATAACAGTATCTTCCCCGTCCGGGAATCTCGTTTCTATCTCCACAATTCTTTTTTGTTGGTTAATATTGGAAACAGCAATTATATCCCCAACGTTAATCTCCCAATTCCACTCAGGGGACTCCTTTTTCACATCAACCCCGTAATAACTTCCAACCATCTGACCATTTTCATATACTTCAATCTCGTCCTGTGGATTTATTTTATAAGTCATACAAATCACCTCCCATCTCCACAATTCGCCACCAGCGACCATATTCCTACAACTTTCGCCCGACATTTTCCGACAAGCAGCAGGATTAAACTACCATTCTGTTTAATTCCGAAGTAGGAGGGAGGTGAAATA